TATCCTTATGTTAAAAAATTAATTCTGTCAATGATTATAATAACAGAGAACGGCGTGTGATGCTCTCAAGGTTCTGTAATTCAAGCATCCTATTTAATTCTCTATCGATATAATTGCTTCTTTGTGTTAGCGTATTTGCTCTTGTCGCTGAAATTATGTCTGTAACACCTTGATCTAATGTTGTTGATGTCCAGTTGGTGTATGCAAATGTCACAGGGACTTTTAAGATCTGATCTTGCATGTTCCAATCGACTTGTATATCACCTATTGCTATAGGATATGCTTCGAGCAATTGATATTTTACAATCGTTCTATCAGCAATTTTTCTATCAGAGTCTTTCTCAATTTTTATCTCATTCATATGAATTATCTCTACAATACCATAATATTCGTTAGGATATTGAAAAGAATTCAATGGCAGGCCTTTGACTGTCCCGTTAGGATTTGCTGCATCATTGAAGGCAAATACCGATTGCATCCATGCATGAAAATATTTAAATACTGATCCGTCTGCATCGCTATAGAATGTCAAAGGAATATCTTGAAATATCGTAGCATACGGACGTTTCTCGACATTGCCGTAGCCAGACATTCTGATCTCATCTGTCTGATATCCCAGGCCCGGAAGGTAAGCGCTGTCACAAAGGAATGAGAGATTTTGTGCCCCTCCTACTACTGCAGGACCTCTGTCAGCTCGTCCGACATTAGCATTTGTTGACCTTGTGATAGTGACCATGAACTTAGATGCCTTGGACAATCCGCCTACTGAATTAACTGCAGAAAGCATTTCATTGATACTAAACGCCATTTATGATATCTTTCGACTCTTTGTAAACATAATTCTTAGATTTCTTTGCGAATCTCTCTAGCGGCAAGAACATTGCAATGTCCCATTCATTAGCGGGTATCTGTAGAAATCTACTCCTAACATGGCTGTGCAAATATCGTTTCACACACGGTTTGAAATATTTATAACGAGAAGCAGCATTTAATAGTTTATACGAAGCCCTTATCCTTGTTGTCTCGTTGTATTTTTCATTATTTAACAGATCATAGAGATAATCCAGCAACCTCGCCCTGTATACGTGCGGCAGGTAATGCAGATTCATCGCAAGGAAGCTGTCACCCTGATCTTCGAAAGGAAATATCAGAGGAAACCTATCATAGTACGGGAGGTCTTCTTTGTATTTCGGATCGTATTGGAACAGATACATGAATCCCGGACGAACAAAATTCTTGTTGTATTGTGGATTCCTGCTAACTAACGTCTCTACTCTTACAGATCGAACTTCTCTTGCTTTGTCTCTGAACCAATCCCTGACGTTAGGAGCTCCTGGTTTGAGTGCAGAACCGGGTCCTAAACTAGATTTACCTTGTTCAAGAATCTTCGTAAAAATAGGCATTATCTCTTATCCAATCCTAGATCTTTTTCTGTTAGTATCTTAAACTGCCATTTCCTATCAAGACAGAACTGTTCAGCAGCTTTCCATTTAGCGCTATTGACACCATAAGTAGTAACTTCATTGATATATCTTCTGGTTATCTTTTCTTGCTTGACTGGTTCTTTACACTGAGCATATGGTTTAATCTCTATTATCATCGTATTTATCACGCCACCTTTGGCGGCCGCTTTTACCCAGAAATCAGGAAAATATCTATGGATCTTGTTGTCCATAGGACTGACATAGGGGATGACTATCTCTTCTGATGACCATTGGATTACCCCAGGATGAGAATCAAGGTGCCTCATGAATCTCAATTCCCATAAGCTCCTATAAACGATGTTTGTAGGATTTCCTTTATATTTTTCAGGAAACTTAGGTTTAAATTTACCTTTATACGACATGCCATATTACCATTATAAATATACGATATATTTATAGGAGTTTATATCGAGCATGCCTAACGTAACTGACACCTTTGTATTTCCATTAGAAGTGCCGGAATTCTATACAAGAATGTCGTTGAGAAAGTATGAGCGACCAAAGCCTGGATCTAATTTGACACCTAGTTTTCGAACATATATACGATTACCCATTCCGCAACAATTGGCAGATTCTTTTAATATATCTGTCAGCGGAAATAACATGGAATTATTAGGCAATATATCCAATGCTCCTGCACAATTAGCAGCAGCAGGCAGATCATTATCAGAAGATTTTGCTGCTGCTAAAGGAGGTGAAGGCTCTGCAATCATGAAAATGGTTGGTGAAGTTGCAGCTCTGACACCCGGCATATCAGATAGCAACCTTGGGAAATTTTCACAATCAAATCTTGGCATTGTACGAAATCCGCATCTGACATCTATATTTGAAGGTGTAGCTTTAAAACAATATCAATTTACTTGGAGAATATCTCCTAAGTCAGAAAAAGAAGCACAATCTATGAATAAAATGCTTGAGTATATCAAAGCATTCATGCATCCAGAGATAATCGGTGAAGGATTTGCCCTAGATTATCCGTATCTTGCTACTGTTGAATTTGTAACCGGCTCCAATAATATCAATCTGCCTAACGTATCAGACTCGTTCATAACAGGCCTGAATATCAATAGCATAGGCGGAGGCGCGCCTGCATTCTATAGAGATGGTACTCCTGTTATCACTGAGATAACCATGACATTTCAAGAGATCGATATCAAGACAAGATCAGATTTCGGAGGCGGAAAATATAATAGCAATCGTGTAATTGATTCAGAAGGCGGATTGCCACCAGTAAGAAATGTTGGTCGTGGTGATCATTGATTTTAAAACAGAGAACTTAAATGTCATTAGCTAATTATTATCCTTTTGTAACTTACAATAATCTTAAGGCAATTAATTTGCTTGTAGAAGCTGAAGTTGTCAAAAAATATCTAGAAGATTATAGATTATTCTATACATACGTCATAAAGAATGGCGAGCGTCCAGATACTCTTGCCTATGATGCTTATGGAGATTCCACTCTTGATTGGGTGATATTCCTCACAAATGGCATTGTCGATCCCTATAAAGATTGGATACTGGATGACAAGCAATTCATATCATATCTAGAAACAAAGTATAATACTGCTGTAGAAAAATTAACTACGACTACAATAGCAAGTTCTATCGCATATTACTACTACAAAGGAATCACTAGTGATAGTCCTGAGACAATCGCTTCATATAATTACAATATGACACCGACAACATATTCTAAATTAGGTAGCCCTGCAGGATGGGTCGCCAAGAGTGTATGGGACAGCGAAACAGAGATCAATGAATCCAAGAGAGAAATAAAACTGATGCGAAATGAATTCGTTTCGGATTTCAAACAACAAGTAAAAGATATATTTAATAATGGCTAATCTCAATCCTTTAGGTATTAATATATCTAAAATAGAAATAGAAAAATTCAATAAAAAAGATAAAATGAGTTTGATGCCTCAGTTTATGGAATTGACGATATATCAATCTATGTTTGAACCTGCTATAAAAGCTGAGATGCTTATCAATGATCCTATCGGATTGTTCGTTAATTATCCTTTCACGGGCGAAGAACTGATAATAGTCACATATGATCAGATCAATACGGGTGGCAGCAATCTGTACAATGCAAGATCAAACAATCAATTAAAATTCATAATAAAAGGTGTCCGTGATATCATCATCGGCGATAGAGCAAGATCGTTAATGTATATCGTTGATCTTGCAAGCCCTCAATTGCTTCAGAACATGAGAAAATACGTATCTCATGCCTATTATGGTCTGATTGAAGATATGGCAGAAAAAGTATATGATGAATATATTGCCGAAGAAACAACCAATTTATACAAAATTGCGAAAAAACCATTCATCAAAGAAACATCAATCAAATCTAGAAAAATGATCGTTCCTAGTATTCGACCTTTTCATGCTATAAGTTGGTTAGCAAAACACGCTGTCGCAAAAGAGACAGATAGGCATTTTCTCTATCTGTTCTATGAAGATCTAAAACAATATAATTTTGTAACAATACAAAAAATTATTGAAGATGCTTTGAAGATAAAAGAACAATTGATGAAAAATAAATATAGGTATATCTCAGATATAGGTAGCCTTAGTAAATCAACAACCGGAGATCAAAACCAAGATCTCCGTGTGATCACCAACATAGTAAACAACAAAAGATTTTCTTCTATAGAAAAGATAACAAGCGGTTATTATCAGAATGAATTATTTGAGATTAATATGTTGCAGAAAGCGTATGCCAGCACTCCTACAGAATTAGATGAAACATATCAATACGATAAGAATATTCCTTCATTGGGAGAGCATTCTTTGAATACTCCTGGTTACATCAAATATGTTAAAAATGAGAAGGTAGAAAAAGAATATTCAAATAGAATAAGGTATATAATAAACAATTTTCCCGATGTTGATGGGGAAGGTATGAGTCAACCTTCATACAGAAGTAAATTTGGAAATGTAGCTAAATATATGAATGCTCTCAATCAGATCGATCTGACAATAACCGTGCCAGCAAACATGGATCTGAGAGCAGGTCAAGTTATCTATTGTGATCTGCCAGAAAATCATGGATTCAATACCGTTGAAACAGATAAATATATCTCAGGATTGTTCATCATATCAGAAGTTAAACAAGTGATAATGCAGGGTAGTTTAGCAGCTACTACTTTACGAATATATAAAGATGGATATCTCAATAGCCTTGCGGAATCATCGTTATACAATTCTACAGGTAGAGGCACAGGATTGCAGGGTCCATTATAATGTTTAATGATGATTTCTATGGCGATAGATTTAGATGGTTTACTGGTGTCGTAAAAGATGTCGGCAGCGATAGCCGAGTGCGTGTCAGGATATTTGGAATACATACCACAGAAGATACGACAAGAATATCTGATGGTGATCTGCCTTGGGCTATGGTGATGTTTCCTACGACAGGAGGACAGACATCAGGCGGAAATGCAAACCACGGGCTGGTCAACGGAACTTGGGTAGTAGGATTCTTCGCTGATAATGAAGATTCACAACAACCTATCGTCTTAGGTGTTATTAACGGAGGACACGGTTCTGTCAATAATTCTTCTGCAGGACAGGCTCCTTCAATAAATTATTCTGATAGCGGTTTGATATTAACGCCGGATACGGGTGGCTCGCCAACAGATACGACACAGACACCGTCTACTACACAGCTTACGGGTTCAGGTAATCCTCAGAAAGTATACAACTTCTTTTGGGAAAAGATATCAGCATTAAATGCAGTAGGACCAGAAGCATCTTTGAAAGCTATCTGTGCTGGAATAGTAGGAAATCTTCAGGGTGAATCAGGACCTAGTCTAGATCCTACAGCAGAAAATCCTGGTCAGGGCAAAGCGTTTGGCATAGCACAATGGTTAGGTCCTAGAAAACAAAGATTGGCTAGCCCTGAATGGCATGGAAGTTTACCTTCTAAAACCAATGCACCTTCATTAGAAAAACAACTTGATTTTCTTTGGTGGGAACTGACTATAGGAGAAGAAAAAGATGAATTTGCAAAACTATTGACATCTCAAAATATTGAAGAAGCAGTTGGGTTTGCTATTATGTTTGAAAGAGACGAATCTACTTTTGTTCCCGGGTCTGATGGAGTAACACCTATAAGACCTTTTAAAGCATTGGGATATTCTAATAGAAATCATCCTGTATATAAAAAGAAATTAGCATTTGCTAGAAAAGCACAATCTTCGCTTTCTTATACTGGAGGCGTGTCATGAAAAACGTATCTCCTGAAGCATTATCATATTGCAACAATTTTTATTTTACTTTTTCTAAGACATTAAGAAATCAATCTGTTGATTTAAATAATTATGCTAGCGCTACATTTATAATTGATGTTGATGGTAGAGTATATCAAGGTGCAGATGCAAACGAATCTTCTGCTTCGGTTGTTATTATCGGAGGTACGACAGAATTCATTAATGAAAAAGCTAAAATCGTACATGTAGATTACTATATCACTCAGCAGCAAAAAGTTACTTTATATAGAGCAATGAAGTCGCTTTCTACATTTACTCACTCTGCACAGATACAGAGCGATAATGATAAATTACAAAAAGCTATCTTGGCCCTTTACTTAAATTTTTGTGGGTAATATATGTCTATCAATCCAGATGCGTTTACATCAGATCCTTTAACAAATAAACAGATCACCAATAGAGAAGGTGATGGTGTTAGCAGATCTACAGCTCCTCAAGTGATTGTTGCTGGTAATCCTGCTCCTTATTATGAAGTGTCTGTAAAAGATAAACCTAGCACAGGTAGCGATCAGGTAATCACACATACAGGCCCAGGCGCAGGAACTGCCAGCGGTGTAGGTGCGCCAGGAGACATGCAAGGATTTGTTTCTCCGACAGGAAATAAGATTCTGATCAATAACAACTTTGGTTCTGATACAATAACATTACAGCATCACTCAGGTGCTACTATCATGATAGATGCAGATGGATCTATCCATATGATATCTTCTGGTAAGAAGGGCGTAGGCCTGATAGCACCGAAAGGTGATGCTACTGTATTTGCTAGAAACCATCTGATTCTAAAAGCTGACGGCAGGATAACGATTGAGACGGACGGCGATCTAGATTTCAATGTCGGCGGCAATCTAGGATTCCATGTACGTGGTGACATGATCACATCTGTCCGAGGTTCTTCAGAAGAATCTATCGAAGGAAGCAAAGTATTCGAAGTAGCAAAAGACATGAGCACGATGATCGCAGGTGACAACAGGATCACGTCTGCGGGTAAGACCAAGATACAATCATCCCAAAGCATCGATATGGATGCGGGTAAAGATATCTTTGTTAGAAGTGACGCTGCTATTTCAGTTCAAGCACAGACAGAATTCACTGCTCTATCTTTAGCTGACATGAATCTGGGAACA